CTTCCTTTCTGAGAATATACCCTACGAACCCCATTGCGAAACAACCAGTAATTGCATCAGTTACATCAGCAAGGGTATTGAATCCAGCGGTTCTGTCTAGTGCTGGATTCCAAGTAGTATACTCGCCAGGGCCACTCCAGTTATAGCGATTTTGTTTTATCGATGGCGAGTCGGATGCTTGGTTGGTATTCGCGGTTATTAAGTACTGATCTACTACGCAACAATATCTCCCGCCTACGAAATTTGTACCGATAACATAAGAAGTCTCTGGGGTGTAGACATACATGCTACTAGCTGCGAAATCGAATATGTATGCTACTCCGTTGATAATCTGCACACAATCGAGAGCTACTGGGGGAGGTGACAATGTCTGATCCAGAGTAAAATGATTACTAACCCCAACTGTATTAATCCACGCATTTCCATTAATATCCAGCGCAATAGTATGCGAACCGATTGTAAACATCTGCGTGACTATAGCGAGGTTAAAGTACTGTTGAGTATTACTTCCTACATTATTGAATGCATAGTACGTCGAAGAATCAAACCCAGTAGCACAGAGTTTTCCGCTTTTAATAATCATTCCATCTTGAATAACTAAGTTATTTGCTGGAATATCAGCAGGGTCGGCACTGGAATTCACGCCGCCCCAAGGGAGTTCGTAATAAGCTTCGAAATGATTCGCAGTTGTTTCTCTGATCCCGCTCGCCACTATGAACTCCCTTGTTGTTAGGACGCTACTTGTGAGGAACAACCAACAATTGACCACCACTGATACTTGTCAGTACCAGCCCCGGAACCCATTTGAATTCTCCGAAGTTATTATTCCCTTCTGCATGAAATGTAGCCCGGAGAACATCACGACCCGCGTTGTCAACTAGGACAACTGTATCACCCTCGATGGCATCTACCCACATCAGGTTCTTGATATGAACCATGCTGTTGATAATCGGGCCGGGAGTATTTAGATTCCAAGGATTTCCAGTTATATCGTTTGCCATTGGAATCTCCTAGTTATAGTTATATGCTACGTCAAGAAAAAGACCATACACATCCGCAGCCCCGGCGGCTGAGGCGGTAAGAGCAAACTGAATAATAACTTGTGAAAATCTATCTGTTAACATAACCTGATCTGCTATTGGCAACGGCACAGTAGTTACAGTCGGGAACGTAGAAGCTGCCAATGGCAGTGCTGTTACGGCGAGCAACTGAGTAACTAGCGGAGCTACTCCATTTACAAATGCTGTTTTAGTAATTCCTACGCTAGCAGCAGTCAAAGCACCAGCGCCGGCTATGTATACTGGAGTTACTGCTTTAATTAGGATTCCCTTTGGGCGGCTCAGTACTGGCTGACCGAAATTAGAACTTGGCTGCGGCGGTCTACCAGTTGGCCCCCAGGGAGTTGTGAAAGCCGCTGGAGGTACTGGCTGAGATTGTGCTCCTTGGAATCCACCTACGGGATTAGCAAGCCCAAAATGCTGTTGTGCGTCATCTTGCTTGCCATAACGCGTTATCAGAGAATCTAGAAAAAATGGTATTGTTACGGCGGTACTCGCTGGCACAGAAAGCGCCCAGTTCCCAGTACTAATTTCTGTAAGTGTAGCACCAGCGGGAATATAACTAATCGGTAAAAAAACCTGCCCATCAGGAAATGCAGAATCCTGTTCCCAAAAACCTGCTGTACGTCCCATAATTACATCTCCATCCCCAGTTTACAATGTGCGGGGCCACGGTTTTAGAGTAGTATTTCTGAATCAATAATGTCTATAACTGGATTTACTAGTTTCTCGTTTGGTCGCAAGTCCGGATTCTGGACAATGGATTCGAGCACTACTGCTTGCTGTTGCTCGATTGAGCCAATAAATACAGGATAACTATCGTAGCAATCATTACACAGAAGTATTGCATTCTGCCACTGAAGCTCACCATCGAGCTTGGCTTTACGCTCGCAGCGTCCGCAGTAATGCCAACTACCTTGATTAAATGTGTGAATACCATCTTGTGGCATTTGCTAACTCCTCTTTTTACTCTTCCCTGCCTTATGAAGTGCAATTGCAATAGCTTGCTTCTTTGGCTTACCGTGTGCCATTTCTGTCTTTATATTCTTACCAATTACTTTAGATGACGAACCACGAGTTAGTGGCATAGCTCACCTCTTCTTCATATATTTTGAACTGTGTACAACTCGTTTAGGGCCGACACCTTGAATTCTATCGGCTTTACGAGGTGATGGTGGATAAGAGTAACCGAAGTCAGTATGTTTCATTGGAGCACTATGACCGTCATGATTCGTATGACTATCTTGATTCGGGAGTTCTTTACCACCACCAAACTCAGGGTGAACACCTTTCATCATTGGCATAATAGCTCCTACTTTGATCTTTCACGTTGTCCACTAGTGGGAAAAGTTCTGCCAGTTCCGCGAGCTTTAGCAATTGCTTTAGATGCGGCCTTGGGTTCCATCTTAGCTAATGCCTTTTGTGAGGCTTTCACTCGTTCTTTTCTTTTGCCTGCCATTTTGAATCCTCCTATTTGCCTAAGATTTTAATTGCTTTCTTTCGTAGTCCCGCTCTGAAAGCTTGTGAGGCTGAGTTAAGCCCTTTAGCACCTTTAGCTTCAGTTCCGGCTACAGGGTGAGATGTACGTTCTACCGTCTTTCTACTTGTATTTCCTGGATAACCGGGAGGACTTGTCGAACCCGGAGGAAAACCTTCTTTGACTGGCATTTAAGTCTCCTTTTGATTAATTGAGGTGGAGGCACTGGGGAGACTCCAGTGCCTCATACACACTCAAATTGAGTTACTGTGTAACCTAAACTCCCCAAGAGGTAGGTTATTAGTAAGTAACCCAACCTCTATGTGAAAAGATCTTGCATATCTTCTTCGCTTAAATCTTCAAGTAATTCGTCAACTCTGGCATCTACTCGTGCCATTAATGCCTGAGCCTTTCGTCCAGCTACTCTCTCAACTACATTGTTAGTATTAGTAATCACTCTAGACTTACCAAATATTTTCTGCGTACCTTTAAGTCTTGCTAACGCTTCCTCAGCAGTCTCTTGAGTATGCGGACATACACCGTAGTGGCCTTTTGCAAAATTACAATTCATACAAAGAACTTGATACTTGTCTTTTGGCCAGCCTTCTTGACGAGCCTCAGCCATAATTTGATGGCAGACTTTATCTTGTCTATGTTCATTACCATCATTGTTAACATGATCTAGCGTTAAAAATACGGGATGTGATTCCCCACAACACGCACATTTATCACCAAGACCAGTTAACATATCTAACTTTAACTTACTACGATATTGCAATGCGATACAGCTCTTACACGTATGATTACGAATACGACCATTTGTTTGTTTGAACTTATCAAAAGGTAAGCTCTTATTACAAGCAGTACACAACTTTAAAGTTTCCATTTTAGCCCTCTAGACCCATTATGGCATAGGGGCCATACCTGTGTCAAGAAGGCTAAAACGTTGATTCTGGAGCACTTACGGGCCGTTGGACAGTTATGTTGCGCTTAGGTCGTTTCCACCTAAACTCTTATTGTCGCCAATAAGCTCAGACTATATCATCATCCTATTAGGATGTCCGGCGCTTCGAGTTCACTTGAACCCTACTCCCTTTCGGGATAGTCGTTGCACCTTCTCTATTTCTAGAGCTTGGCTCAGGATTGTCTACTAGAGAGTTTCCCTGAGTTCACCGGATTTATTACCCAACTATTACTAGTTGGGAGGGCAATTAAACTCCTGCGCTACCCCAGGTACCTAACCAATCCGTAGCCCCTGCGCTCATGCGCATCGTGGTCTTTTGTTTAATCGCATCTGTGTCAAAATCATCGTCGTAAGTAGAACGCGGCGCTTGGCGCATGTAGACTTTCATATAGTGGAATCGCTTGTCCGCTAGCATCCACCATGCTCCTTGACTAGTCGTGTAGTGACTAACCATAAAGCTCAAGTCTTCCCCAAGCATGGAGTTGATGTCGTTGTCAGAAGTTCCCGGCTTACCTGCACTTCCGAGGATTTCGCGGGCGATGAATTTTAGTTCGGGAGGAATTACTAACATTCGCGGACGAATAGCAATCGGCAGTCCCTGAGAATCAATGAGACGTTCGAATTGATTCGTGGCGAGTTGCAAAGCAGTGATGCTTAGGTCAATATCTGTAGAGGGTCGATTAGGAAAAGTACCTGCTGCGCTAATTACATTTGCTACTCCGGGGCCGATGTTAGTAGCCGGCGGGCCTCCGAGTAGCGGGTGCCTGTTGTTAAATAGCGAAACGCCATCAGTAGTTGTCACGTTCGCGCTGAATCCCTGATTTAGGATATTCATTGCGACGATTTCTTTCGTGTACCGAATGCTTCTAGCCAGAGCTACTGGAGCCTGCTTGATAATACCATACTTATCATCATCATAAAGCTCTTTCGAGGTTCTAACCGCAAGGCCATATGTCAAGTGAATATACCGCTTGTCACCACCTTGGATCATGTTAGTGTATGCTACGGGCGTATTTTCTGGCTTCTCCTGAAGCGGCCCAAAAGCAGAGAACTTAACATCCTGCTCATACGCACTTTCAGAAGTCTCCACATTGAAAATATGCCCGAACTCTTCTGCTCGCTGTTCCGTCTCGACCGCATCTAAGTAAATCTTATGCAATCCAGCAGCAAGTAGTTTAGGAAATGCTCCACGTACTTGAGTGGCCATGTTTTTATTTATCCTTTAGATTAAACTCTGTGCCGAAGGCACACTTAGAAAATCTGCTTTGTAGTCGGGAGGACAGTGAAGAATACGCGAGCGTTAAGGATGTAGGTGTTTGGAGTCCCGTCTTGTACTAGGTCAACGGGATTAATACCAACGATGGTAACAGCAGTATTAGTCCCCGGAGTTATCTTCCCGCCGTCAACATAAATAAATCCACTAGGATCGAACGTCAATCCAAACTGGTGTCCGATGTTGGCAATAGTCGGAGTCCAATCCGCAGCCGTGACACCAGCACTATTATCCCACTGTGCTTGGAAAATAGTATCGCTGTTCGCAGCTTCAAACAAAGTACGCCCGTCCGCCGGGGGAGCACCGAGCGGAATATTAACAGCAAACGGCTGGAAAGGAACAGCGCCGTAAGTAGTAGAAGTTCCCGGAGGCCCAACTTGGGAGAATTGTCCCGGAGTCCCGGCGCCATCAGTAGCAAGATTCGATCCCGGCATTAGAGAGAAACCAGCAATACCAGCTACAACTGTAGTACCATCCCACTGTTGAATAAATCCTGTCGTAGTAAGTTGCACCGCTGCGCCCTGAAAAAAATTCTGTCCTGCTAATTCAGAGATGCTGGCGGTAAAAGGAGTATTCCCACTAACAGTCTGCACTGACCCGGCGGGAATATGTACCGAAAGATTTGCGGCCATTTAAATAACCTCGATGTTAAATTTCAATTCCTGGTTTGTAGAAATTAATTTTCCCTTGTTCAGCGAGAGAAGCGTATTCACCGCCTGCGTTTTTTGACATATAAGTTTCAGCTGCCATTTGCGCGCGCTTAGTTGCGCCAACGGAACTCATGGTGTTAACTGAGCGTTCGTGATTAGCGCGCATCATGCCGTAGTATTTTACTTTGGGAATTCGCATTAGAACTACGTCATCGAGAGTAAAGTGGCTTTCGGCATCAGGGATTACTTCGATTTCTAGTTCCGCTCCTAGGTCATCATGATTGACGTAAATAAACCCACAAGCCCGCATGTATCCAAGTCTGCGCGGGTCTTTATAAACCCAGCGAGCTTCATAGGTTTTATCTTTCAGGTCTACTTTGAGCGGGTCATTAGCGCCAAAGGCTTTGGCTTCGATTGGGATGCTGAGGTCGTAAACATCATCCATTGTGAGTTTAGTATAGTCAAGTTCCTTAATAGCTGGCTTGATTCTTGTTGTTGCGGCCTCTGCTTTAGAACGCAGATTTTCCTCTACTCTATTCGAGAGTTCTATTACCTCGGCGGGTGTAAGTTCATGGTCGCCTATCTTAATAGTCCCGCTGCTAGTAGCAGTCGCGCCTGCTATCCGCTCCTTAACTTTAATAGTTGGCCGCGGAGGAATGTTAACATTACCAACAGGAACCGGGACGCTCGGACGCTCTATGCCGGCTCCGCCGGAGGGGCCTTCGGCCCGGAGATTCAGGTTGTCAACTACGTCATCTTCATTATCAAATATCTCAGACATATTCTAACTCCTTCTCGGCCTTGATCCACTCTGCTTCGGAAACGCCGAGTTTGCGAGCATAGTGCTTCTCAGTATCAGAAAGCACGCGCTCTTTCTTCTCAGTGCTATCTCCAGCATGGGCGCCTGTGCCATTGCCGCTGAAATTCGTCATGCTAACACGAGACTTTATAGTTCCATCTTTGATCTCCTGCTGCTTGTCGAAGTATACACTCTTATATGCGTTCATGACAACGCTGCTATTAGAACGCAAGTTCATTGGCTGACTATCAATAAGAGCATCCACAGCCTGCTTGAACTTGGGATCGGCATAATACTCCATCTCCCCAAGAACTTCCTTTCGAACTAGCAACGCGGCCATAGCATCATTCCTATCCTGCATTGGCTTAAGCAACTTCTTAAATGCATTCTGCGGATCGGTGATATAATCCGTGTCATCAATAGCATTCTCTTCATCTGTCTGCTGCTTGCGCGCTCGTGCTGCTGCGGCTTGGGCCGCTTCACGGTCGGCCTTTTGCTGCTGAATATACTCCATAATCGGAGCAAGCTTCGCATCAACATCACTGCCGAACTTAGTAGACATAGCATCCAAATCCGGCTTCATAGCCTTCTGAATAACCTCCGGCTTTATCTCAATCCCCTCTAAGGGATTCTCTTCTCGTGCTCGCTTCATCCATTCCATTGCCATAATAGTCTCCTAGTCCTTTAACTTAATCTCCAATGTAGATGCGAGATTTAAAATCGCATCTATCATTTGAACTTTTCCCTGCAACCTCGGAATCTTATGTAAACTGGTTTGATCAGTTAAATAAGTTATATCATCAAGCGCTGAGTTCTTCTCGCTCAACAGGTACTCTATTAGCACTTTCCCCGCTTCCGACCGGAAGAGATGTAATACCGCCGCCTTGTTGCGGATTAACCGCTGAAATGCCTCTTGGCCCTCCCGCTCCTCCACCAAGTTGTTGAGCCTGCGGGCCGCTAGTAGGGACATTACCTTCTCCTTTTATAAGTGCAATTTCTGGTATAAGCCGCGCGACGTCAGCATGGCCGAAGTTCCTGACAATGTGACGCATTAGAGAGTTCTTTGCTTTGAGGACTTCTTTATAGTACGCTGCTAAGTCAGGCGGCATCCCAGCAGTAGTCAGGGATTGTAATATCTGCGCGTCTCCAGCATACAGCCGCTCAAGAGTTTGGGAGAGCATTATATCATTCTGCTTCTCCATTTCTTTATTTATCGACGCTGTACTTGGACGGACGAGCAAACCAAGTTTGCCACTCTTGATATTTCGCAGCGCATTCTTTAAAGTCTCGGCATTCCTGCCAAAAGACCGTAGCTTACTACCCAACCCAAAATACGCATACATATTTGCAAACTTGACGCCAGCACGAGTATGAGCAGCCCGCATGTCACTAGTACGTAAACTCGTGCGATTATTCTGTTGTTGCAATACCGCGAATGTTCCGCCAGAACTATAAACACCGCGCTTAGCATTAACAACACCGCCACCAGTGCCACCAGTAGCGGGATCGATCCCAGAACGCGCCATAGCGTATGCATTAGTAAGGCTTTCGCTATCAGTAATATTCGCGTTAGCATTGCTAGTATCCAGTCTTTCAATCTCTCCCGCGTCCGCTGGTACCATAACTCCGGGATAAAATGTAAGGATCGAATGTAGTTTAGAATTTCGATTGATACGAAATGCGGTTGTGTTATTAAGCGTCCCAGCGTCCGTGCGCTGGTTATGTGCTACTGATATCTCGTCCTGGTAGCCTTGAAGCATTTCTGCTAGGCCATAGCCGAGGTATTGATCGTCATCATACGCTAACTTCGCGTCTTCATAAATAGACATGTTCTTCGGATAGTAATTATAATACGCAATTAAACGAGTCTTCGACATTGGATGATGTGTCGCTCGAAGCGAGAATTTCTGACCATTGTGCCAATACGTAAACTCAACTTCTATCAAATCAAACTCATCTCCTTGAAGTCCGCCCCAACCTTCTTTTAACCCTTGTGTCTCCTCAATATACTGTTGTAATTCTGCGCGCCCTTGTCTATCAGGCTGCGCGATAATCTTATCAATATCCTCATCCGCAAATATCCCAAGCTCTTTTCGTTCCTCTAGCTGATGCCGTGAGACTGTGACTATCTCGAATTTAAAATTACTATCCTCTAGCTTATTAAAATTAAGGTTCGTAACAAACTTATTCTGCGGGACATTCTCCGGCTTGGGGCTGTCATACCGCACGTAGTCCTCAAACATCGGAGTCCCCGCTAAATCCACGCCCTCCATTTGAATAAGCTGCTTTTCTACTACATACTGCCATGGTAGTTTAATCACACCTGTGCCATTACGAATCGCACTGGAAAACCACGCTTGTTCTATTCTATAAAAATCCAGTTCCTCTGGATTCATGGCCATGTCTGATAGGAAGTTCTCGAATGCTATTCGTTGCTCCTCTCCTGACAACTCACCTTCGCCATCTATATCACCAAGAATCTTAACTGTAAACAGCGGATCAACCATATAAATCGCCATCACGCGAGAGAGTAATTGATCGCAGTGGGTAGCAATAACTTGTATAACATTGTTGGCGGCATTAGGCCAAGGGACGTTTCGGACTAGATTAAGCGGAGTTCCTTTGTACATGCGCGCATACTCTTTTAAAGTCTGCTCCCTATAATTCTGCGTCCGCATCATCCAGTACTCGGTATTCTCCTCCACATATTGCCACATCTGCTCAAGAGCATCTACTCCGAATTGTACTTTCTTAATTATAGCTTTCGGCATCAGTATGCGCTCCTGCTATTACGCTCGTATCTGTTAAGTCGCTCAAGTATTGACGCCTCGATTTCGTCGGTATTAACATCGTACTCCCATACTTGCGGGCCGTATCCAAGCGTATCCAGCACATCACGGAGAGCACCGTTTGGATAAGATTCGAACTCCTCCATAAATTCGTTTTGACCATGTGAATTCATCCAGAATTCATTACGCTCAAAGATGGGAGATAAAGAATCAATACGCATCTGTTTCGCATTCTTAGTTTTAGGAGTTTTCAATTCTAGTATTTTCATGCCACGTATAAAATCTAGAGGTACTTCGAAGTCTTTGCCTAGACTAATACCCTCAGTAGAACCTTTAATCATATAATCCAAATGATACTTCAGATATTTCTGAGCAGCGATTGTCTCTAAGTATATTTCAGGAACTTTCCAAGTCCAAGCGAGAATAAATAATTGAGTGATAAACTCGTCAATCGGGCAAGCCTTAGCCCAGACATCCAGTAAATACACTCGGCGTGGGTCTTCATGAATACCAGTTATAGTAATTGCATGTCTGCATCTACCCTCATTTCCAGCATGATTTGGATCGACGATAATATATCTTTTCAGATTTCGCGGGTACACATCCTCAATGACGTCGCCCTCGTGTACATGATGTCTTATCTTGACTCTGCGCTTTTTATCTGTTATTGTAGCTTCAGCGGCGGAATCTCTTACAAATTCGAAATACCGCAAATCCGCCTTTTTAAACTTTGTTTCCGCTGGATTGATAGGTACATTAAGAAACTGGCAACTGAATAAGTAATTTCCCAACCGTTTTTTATACTTCTCCAGCTTCCCAACCGAAAACGCTTCTGGGAAAATAGGGGTTCCATACGGATGCAATGAGCAACAACCACCAAGCGCAGAGTGAGTAGTGAAATTAAAATAGTTCTCATGTGCTCGGATGTACGAGTTGAGATCATTATAACTCCAGCGGTTGCCTACTATGACTTCGTCATTCTCGCGTCCGCCGTTCTCGTTATCAGCATCCATTACTCCGACAAGGAGTTGATGGTACTCGATTGTTTTTTCTAGTACGCTTGGACTCTCGAATGCTTTACGACCTACTAAATCATCCTGTACTATCCCATCATAGTGGCGAGATTGGAGCGCACCACCTACGCCGATAAAATCATAAGTCCCTTCACCATGAATCCGGCCTGCGGCAGTACGCTTGTGCGTTAGCGAATCATTATTCCACTGGCAACTAGAATCCGGGAGTATCTCAGGGAACAGGTGTTTAAATATCTCATTTGATTCATAGTGCCCAGCTATCTTCTGACCTAACTTCTGGGCATTTAGTATAACTTCACTTACGAGCAACCATCGCTGATCTTGCCTGTGCGCGCGCCGCATCCAAAGTATGAAGCGGTCGTCATAACCGATAGCTCGAAACAAGTGTTCGTCTGTATCCGTAAACGGTAGAGAACGCCAAATAGGTAAGCACTCACTATAGACGGAGGATTTGAAATGATCTCTGGGGATTTCAATAACATCCTGCAAACCATCCTTTTCAACTACCTTGCACATTTGTAAATGCAAGTTCTTTCTCGGATCGGGGTTCGTTTGAAACTTCTTCTTGCCCAGTACTACAGTCGCGAAGTAATACAACGATCCTAACGAGTTCATTCTGTGAATAGCTTTTAATGTAGTCGGATCAGTGGCGACTGGAGGGATTATTTTGTAACTGTTGCTGACAACTCGCGGCGTGTAAATATCTGCGCGACTTGCTTGCTCGTCGCGCTCTTGTTCTTCATCGAGTATATCTTGTATATCTGCTGTTGCATATGCCATAAGTTAATGTGCTCTGATAAAAACAAACAACAACAAAAGCAAGAACAAGCAACAACACTCGGTCGCTTCGCTCCCTCGGGCAGGACTCTTTGGCTCCGATGGGATAAAGAACAAAGGCACGAGTTAAACTAAGAAGGCACGTACTAGTGTAAGCGGACATCGGAGCCGTTATCGAGAGTCCTGCCAGGGAAAACGATAACGAATTGTACTTCATACCCACTGCATAGCATCATGCCTTCTTAGTCGAACTCGAAATAAAAATATTAACCACCAGTTGTTACCAGGCGGGCTGAGATCGCCCACAAGATAACAACTGGTAGTTATAATCCGACTCTGGGCCGGAAACTAGGAACCCTTTTTATACTTATCCTCGAACTGATCCGGGGACAAGAAAGTAAAAGGACTGCCATCTTCAGGTACTACAAAATGCCAACCTACTTGCGGGACGGGCTTGCCTATTAGTTCGGAGGGAGTAAAAGTCTTAGACGGATACATAGGATCAAAGAAATCTAGCCTAGTATTCGGGCCGACATGAACTACGCTACGGATTTTATACGCATGTACTTCAGCGCGGGATTTGTATTCGCGCCCGCGATCAGCATCACGATCTCTATCTCTATTACGATCACGATCTTCATCAGTACCGAAAGGCTCTACTGAAGGTTCGTCGTCATCATCATCCCGACGTCTGCGGCGACGATGCCTAACACGAGGCCGGTCATCATCATCTTCCTCGTCATCGTCATCATCATCTTCGTCATCATCATCGTCATCCTCTTCTTCTTCAATTTCCTCTTCCCTACGATGGTGCCGACGATCATCTTCATCTTCTTCAAGACGTTCTACTTTAAATCTATCACACTCGCATTTAGCGAGCCAGAGAATAGCTTCCTCTAGTTTAGTAACTGCCATGCTAATATCCCGATGCGGGCGGACATGAACCATTTCTTCTAGCTTAACTTTAATCCACTCGATCATAAGCTCAGGACGCTTACGACGCTCACACTCGTCCCGCTCCTCCCGCTCGTCCCGATGCCGACGCCTGCGGAAAATAAATTTTACAGAATTCTCATGTTGAATAACCCGAACCCTACGCCGATGCTCACGCATTTTATATTTCTCCTTCGCGGCAATGCCGCTATTGTTTAGTTGCCTTACTCAGATCAATAGCCTCAAGTGTTTTCTCGTTAATACTCTCGGCCATTAAATTTATCTGCTCCTGTGCTGCTTTCGCAGTGATAGTAAACTCTGGCGCCGCTTCGTTATTTTCAAACTGCGAAGTACCACCAGAACGCAATACGTCCATAATATCCAATGCAGTCTTATTAGCCCCACTCATGTCAGTATGCTGCTCAAGAGTAACAGAGGTGCGGGAAACTTTGGAGTGGTTTCCATCGCGATCAAGGATTTCCCCAACAGCGCGAAGTGCAATACTGGGATTACTAGAAAGAGCCAGCTCCCGCAGCCTCATTAGCGCCGTCGGCACCATGTCAGCAAGTTCCTCCTTCTGAGCATCGAGCGTGCGAGCTAGTGCCAAGTTCTCCTGACTAATAACCCCAGTTCTGATTTCAATCATCGCCGCTTGAAACTGCTTGGTCTGTTTCATATTAGATAGTGTCATTGTATCAACACCTATCTGTTGAGCAATCTGCGCGTGCGACCAAATACCCGCAGCTACTAACCGCGCGGCCCGCTCAATACGAATGCGCCTGCGCCATGTCATCCCGCCATGCATCGCACTGCCCGTATTATTCGCTGCCTTGCCACTATAGCCCATATTTTATTTCCAACTCTATTTCTATCTCACAAGGATGCAGTTGCTCTGGTGCCGGCTTCGCCGGAGGCTGCGCTCGCGGGGGATACTTCCGCACATAGTTTTCAAGCGCCTCCACGATAGCCGGCTTCGCCGGAATAACACTCCGTTTTGCTGTCATAGTTGCCTCTGGGCTTTTAAAATCGAGAACGCGCAATTAGCGGGCTTTAGTACCGGAGCGGCTCGAACGCTTTAGCAACAAGCTCGCTACTAGCGCCGGGGGGCACAGGCGCGTTCTCGATACTCTCAAGCCTACACCCTTGCGGCTCCGCCGCATAGCCCCATAACACCCCCCTATGCGGTGGGCCGCTACGCGGGGTACTCTAGCAAAATTAAACTAACTCGCACTTACTAACTCGCTCCGCGAGGCTGGCACAGAATCCATAATTATAATAAGAGATGCTTTCTCAATTTCTGAAAAATTTATTTGGGATTACCCTAGTCGATGAGTTACTCGCGGCGATTTTTTAGGTGGGGGTATTGCAACGGGCATGGTTACATATTAGTGTGTAGCGATGGCTGTTACAAATAGCGCTAGAGGCGTTGCGCGCGCATTGTACTACAAAGGGCTGTGGAAATAGCTGTGGATATTGACCTAATTATCTTTAGGAAAATAGCAACCACGAGGCAACCTGTTGCGTCTAACTAATTGAGTGCTAGTTCACTCGATACACTACTCGGATGTTTGACAACCTATAGGCTATATAACCGTATGGCAGAGCCATACAGAAACGATGGATGCAATGACTGATATCAATGGAAACAATGTAGAGCACGTAGAGGTACTGATCAGTGCTGAGATGAACGCAGCGATTCTCCTGCTAGCGCGGGATTATAAGAAAGGCGATGCTAGCGAGTTGGCGGAGGATTTGTTGAAGCAAGTTGTAAAGGGTAGGTTGAAAGCGAAACGCGAAGGTGCTGCTAAGAAGCTTGGTGAGCAATACAGCGCGATGATTTCTAGCTTCCAAGGAAATACTGAATTGCTGGATTTACTTCCTACTCGTCAGGATTTTATCAATAAAGAATTGCTCAAGCTCGATGATGCGATTCGGTATCTGTAAATTCTGGAGCGCGGATATATATATATAAAATTTCTATATATATATCCTGCTCTGCAATTAGCAGAGGGAGAAATACTTATGATGTATAGCGGTCTTTTATTCGACATATGCGCGATCGCGTTGCTTGCTAT